ATTCCTGGTTCACCAGTTGCAGTGCTAGCGATGCTAGTTATAGCTTCGTCTATTGTAATATTTAAAGCATCACCAAACCAATCAATAACTGGTTCTGTAGATGCTAAACTTGAACTTCTATATGGTGAATAAACTGTTGATCCTGCTAAATTTTCTACACTATCGTAAGAAGATAATATAACGTCCGATTGTCTTCCGTATCTATCAGACAATACAAAGCCAACTTGGTAAGTTCTATTTTGTTTTAAATTATGGTAAGGATATTGAACTGTATCATGAAAATAATATTTCTTATCTTGTATACTAGCATTGTAAGCTATAGAAGTTGGAGGCGTGTGCTTATCAACATAGTTACCATACACGACTCTATTACCTATCAACTCTTGTGCTAAAGCTTTTATTGGCACTTTATCATAAACTCTAGTGGTTTGACCTTGAGGTAGTGTTTTATAAGGTTTGTTTGAAGTATAATCATAACTTAAATAACTTGTAGAACTAACACCATGTACAGGATCTGACCAAGCTATTGTGTCAAATGTTCCAGTTAAATCAGATAAAGTTACAGTGTCTAAAACTTTTACAGCTAAAGCGTCTGATTCTTTATATAAAATATCAACATCAGTAACTAATAATTTAGACTGCATAAGAGCAGAGGTAGTTTCTGGCATTGGCACTTTTACTAATATATTATTTATAGAGTTTTCAAACCAAGTCAGTATTGTAGATTTATAAGCATTGTCCATGTCTTTTTCTACATAATTTTCACCTTTACCAAAAGAACTATCTTGCTTAGGTATAAACATTGGTTGAGAAAACGGAGCCATTAAAGAATATTCATTATCTTCAAACTTAAATCTATAACTAAATCTTACAAATTTATCTTCTAAAAAAGCATCATCAACAACCCCAAGTAAATTTCCGTCAAAAAATTGATTAACACCTATGGTTATAGTATTGCCTTGCACCCATGAATAAGGAGCGGAAGAAACGTCTTTAGAAAATTTTAAAGTTATAGTATTATAACCTAAAGGATATGGATTACCAGTTGGTCCAGGTGAATAACTAGCAACAACAGATGTTATGGTTATATTATCAGCAACTGTAGAATTAGGCCCTGTAACTATCATACCAATTTCAGGTAACACTTGATCAAAACCAGTATTAAAAAGATAAGTAGCAGTTAATCCACTACCAGTTATAGAAGTGATTGAAGATGTAGCGCCGTTAGAATTAAGTTCTTGTGACTTGTTAGTCATTGTTGGTCTTTCAAATACAATTTTTAAACCTGCAGATGTAATTGTTACAGCTTTGTTTAACGTGACTTGATTAGAACCATTTATAGCTATAACAAATCTTTTGTTAACTATTTGCGTAGGAACAACAACTGTTTCAAATTCACTTACTATATCTCCAATTTTTACGTTACTTGTATTTATATCAATATCTATAACAGCGCTATTGCTTACCGTGTTTGTTATTCTTGCGTTTTGTCTATCTAAAACAATTACTGCCTCACATGGCGCGTATTTAGCTACTGATATTTGATCTTCACTAGTATAATGACCAGTGTTTTGCGCTAATTGTACGTTTATTTTTCTAGGTTGATTGTTGTTGTCTGTCCAAAACAACAGTTCTTCAACCATATTAATACCTGTAACTGGAAATGATTTATTAAAATTTAAGAAAAAACCTTCTACTAATATAACAGGCGTGTATGGGGCGTTTAAACTTATTTGTGTTATACCACAATTGTTTGAGTTTGTTGCTCTAGCGCCTGAAGGACTATCAAAATCAGTCCAAAGAAAATAAGCTATGTTATTTGTTTCATCTATAAAATGGCCTATAACTACAGATTCATTACCGTCAATTTCTTTTATAACGGTATTACCTAACACATTTTCAAACTCACCAACAGTTGACCCTTCTGATCTGCTAATCATTAAGTTAAAAGCTTCTCTATACTCACCATTTGGCAGTAATCGAGAGTCAAGATCTTGATTCATTTTACCTTTTAAAAAGGTATTTTTAATTTCTGCCATGTATTATGATTTAATCCATTTAGATTTATTTCTCATTACTTGTACTATCTCATCTAATTTAACATTAGATAATCTTATTTTAGTATTTCTAAGTTTAGCATATCTTTCTTGCTTGTATCTTCGCACTATGTACTCTTGCGTATTTGCTCTAGTTGAAAGTATAGCATGGTTAAGATGAGCATACATTGCTTCTTCAGCCATCTTAGGTAATCTAGTATCTAAATCATAAGCTAAGCCATCAGAAATGTATTCTAACATTACTAACTTACCTGTTAAATCACTAGAAAAGTTTATAGTTCCTTGTTTTTCGTCTATATTAAACCAACCGTTTGTCTGTGTTGTTACTGGGTCTAGTCCATATCTTTGGCCATAATAACCATTGTAACCCCAATTTTCACCCCACCAATCAAGCAATAAACCATTGTTTAAGTCTTGTTGATTCCAAGCGCCTGTTATTAATCTAGTGTTTGCACCTTGCCATCTTGTATTTGTTTGAGAAGTACCATCTACATTTTCAGCAAAATTATCTTGAACTAAATTACCTGCTTGATCTTGTACAGGAGATTCACTAGGGCTACTAGTAAGTTGGGTAGGATATATAGTATGCTTTATACCTAAGGTATCCACCCAAGACATTTTAACATAATTTACATAATCTTGTGGTATTATTATAGACAAACTAGGTGGTACACTTAGTTCTTGAGCTTTAATACTTTTTAATGTATCATAACTAAACTCTTGCAAACCACGCTTAGCATGAAATATAACATCACTTCTTCTTACGTTAGGTATAAGTTTATCTTGCCCAACATAAGCAACTATAAAGTTATTTATAATGTCTTTTAATTTTATATATTCATAGCCACCATAATTATTTTGTACAGCGCCTTCTTTTAATTGTACTTTTACATAAGTACCTAATGGTTGAGCAACACCTAAAGTTATTACGCTACCTGTCGATCCTACAGTTAAAGTAAATGTAGTTATAAATTCAGTCCAATTAGATATACCATTAGGGCTAGTATATATTCTAAAATTATTTAAACCAAAATCAGGATCACCAGGATTCCAACTAGTAGCACTACCTAAACTTAAAGATGTGTTAAAAGTAAATGTATATATTCTTGTTAAGTTAACTGAAGTATATATAATCTGCGCGCCCGCGTAATATTGTAAGTTTGTTTCTTGGATTAATCCTCCGTCAGGTCTTGCCATTTTTTACATTTTTGAGTTTTGTTCGTCTTGCGCTATTTCTTGAGAAGCTACTTGAATTATAGTAGGATCATTTATTATAACCCCAGCGTAAGCTAATATTCTAGTTATAACATTTGTTTGTTCTGAAACGTTAAGTTCAAAATCTTGAGCACCTGCACCGTTTGCGTCATATACAAACTGACCAAAAGCACCAACGTTATAAGTCCATTTAATATCTGCGGGTTTTTTAAGATAAGATATAGTAACACCTGTTTGTATTGTTGTAGGATACAAGTATAATAAATCTTGTTCATACAAATAAACAGGAAAATCATTAGTAGGTTTTGTAAGTGGAGAAAGTAGTAATTGTGTTACTTCACTTCTTTGGGAGTATTGTGTTAACTCTGTGCCGTTAAAAATTACAGAGCCAAGTCTATATAAAGTATTATTAGTACCTATTACTACAGGAGCTTCTGGTATTGTAAAATCTAATAAAGGAAAATTATTAGCAACTGCATTATAAGGTATAGATGCTGTTCTTTGGAAAAATTGTAAGTTGTCTTCAATATTTTTAACACGATTAGCATAGTTCGTGTCGTTTTGTGGCATACGATATTGTTGATTTAAGTCATCAGCATATCTTTCAAATATATTTAACTGTACCTGAGTTCCAACTTTGTTAAACTCATCAGGTGTCATATATCCTCTTTGTTGTTGATTAAGTATTAATAAGACTGTTTTATATACAGTATCTACGTTTATTGCCATTCTAGTGTATTTATTATAATATTGGGCCCGAGTAAACGAGCCCTATATTAGTATTACAGGTTATGAGAACTTTTTCTCGATAGATTTATAAACCTCTACCCCTTCATCTGTTTTAAACCAAGCAGCTAAAGCAGCGTAAGGATTTTCATCAAAAGGAACTGTGATTAGTTTCTTTTTATTAGCACCCCAAACAAAGTCTCTGTTTTTGTTTACTAACTGAATTATTCCTTGTTCTGTTGCTTTAATTCCAAAGTTTCTTAATTGAATATTATCATCTTTAGCTAAACTAATAAATAACTTAGGATCTCTTTTTGCAAACAATAATATATCTCTTTTTATTTCTTTAGATTGTAACTCATTTACACTTGATCCTAGCTCAACTCTTAGTATTGCTTCAGCGTGATCTAAATCCATGTTTTTAGCAGCGTTTAAAGCCATGATTTCTACTTCTAAATCTATTAACTCATCTTTAGCTACTGCTACAGGGTTAAATTCAGCATATCTCATGTTTAAATCTGGGTGATATAATGATAAAAGCTTTTGTAAAGCTTGATATTCTTTAGGTACTGATAACGTACCATCTTTGAACATTATATGTTGTAATGTAACTTCTCCCATTTGCTCATCAGTAAAAGGTGATGATTGATTAGTTGCATATCTTAATGCTCTTTGTTCTTTTTTTTCTTCATCAAACCATAGTAGAGGATATTTCTCTGTATGTCTTGATTTAAGTGTATATGTTATAGGTGATTTGTCACCTAGTAAAAAATAGTTTCTATCTTTTATTTCCCAAGTATTGTCTACTTGTACTTCTTTTGTTTTTGTTTTTGACATGATATAATATAATAAAAATTAATAAAAATAAGAGTAATAATTACCCCCGTAGTTTTTACGAGGGTAAATATTACAATAAATATTAAGCAGTAAACAATACGAAATTGTTTGCAGCTTGTACACATAAACATCTTTCAGATAAGAAGTTTACTTCCATTGCATCTAATGTAGAAGTTTGAGCACCGCCAACAGAACCTGTTAACCATGATTTCATTCTTCTGTCATCTGCTTGTGAAGCTCTATATCTTACATGTAAGAAAGGACGTCTGATGTTTGTTCCTAGTAACTGATCGTATACTGTAGAAGTTCCAGCTGGAATTAATACACCATCGATATTGTCACCGTTAACAAAGTTACCAGAACCACCTCTTGTAGAAGCATCGTTTAAGTATTTCCATGAAGTCTTGTAGAAGTCATAAGAACCTCTTCTGAATCCAGAAAATCCTAAGTTTAATGCCATATCTTCAGAGTTTTCAAATACACCGTAAGATGTACCTCCAGCTCCGTAAGAGTTTTGTTGTGCTAACATATTATCAAATAGTAACTCAGTTTTTCTATCTAAGAAAAGCATGTTTTCTTCAATAGCTCCTTGAGTATCTAAATTTTCTAATACAGAGTCAAAATCTTGTAATGATCCAGCGTAGCCAGATAAGATATTACCTCTTGTGTTAATTGCAGAGAATAGACCTTGTGTACCTTTTACAAAGATACCACCTACTCCAGCTCCAGTAAATCCTGGAAGAACAGCAGCTCTAGCTCCAGATCCAACTGTAGTAAGCTCACCTTCAATCATACTCATTTCTAAGTAATCTTCGAAACGTAATCTAGTTTCACCTTCAGCTTTTAAATACCATAGGTAACCAGATGTTCCATCTTCAGCAGCAACTTCAACCCAACCGATTTGTGCAGTATCAGAACCAGATATAGCATATCTAGATTTTAATATGATTGGTGAGTTAGAAAATTGTGTAAAAGAAGGAGTGATAGACTCGTTAAGAGGTCCAACAGTTCCTTTAGCATATTCTGAACCATATACAAATACTTTTAATCCAGTAAGAGCTGCACCAGCAGCGCCAGGATTAATTTGTGCTTGTGTATAAGCAACAGCAATAAATGATGTTCCAGCAGCACCACCATAACCAGCGTTAGTTGTTGAATCAGTTACAATTGCTTTTACAGTTCCAGAAGGATTTGCAGGGTCCATAACTACAATAGTCATGTTTTGGTAAACAACGTTTACAGCACCAGCAGGCACAGTAAATTCACCCAAGGCTGTTACAGATACGTTATCATATGCAATATGTAATCTATTTTGTTCTGACCAAATTACTTGATCAGATGTCATTGGCATTTCAGCGCCAACCATTCTTAAGAAACCAGAAATAGTTCTGTTTCCATATCTTTCTACTTCAGCCTCATAGACTTCAGGTAGATACTGTTGAGCAAAATCATTTGCACCACCAGTGTTAAATTGTAGGTAGTTATTCGTCAAAAGTTGTTGTGCTTGTGAAGGTAATAAACTACCAAATTGAGGACTTAATACTCCCATAATTTTAGTTTTTGTTTTTTAGTTAAATTTACTTTTGTTAATTCTTAACTTAGATGTGCTAACACCGTCTAACGCTTTAACTTTAAATCCTCCTATAAACTGATCACCTCCTGCAGTTGGACGAGGTCCATCAGCACTTGGATTTTTAGATCCTTCAACTACGGTTTTTATACCATCAGTCTTTCCTTGTTCATAAAAATGATTTATAATTTTGTCTACGTTTTGAGCAGCGTACATAGCCTTGTGATAACCTCTCGCATCTTTAACATTTCCTTCACTGTCTAAGAACTTCTTGACAAAGTTGTTAATATTTGATTGATCTTCTGCAACACTAGATGGATTTTTTATACTATATCTAAACTTTTTTTCTCCGACTTCGAAATCAAAACCTTTGAAATCATCGTTTAAAATTTGTTTAGTTTCGTCTAAAAACTTACCATGTCGTTGTTCAGCTAATTTTTGATCTTCGTTGTAGCGATTGAAAAAATCCATAGCTTTCTTTTGTTCAGGATTATCACTAGGTCTCAACTTGATGTCCTTGTAATATTTATCCTTCATACCGTCTAGAAAGTTTTTAGCTTTTGCAACCTCTTCTTTTTTTGCGAGTTTCTTTTTGCGGATGTCTCGCTCCTCGTCTTCATCCTCATCAAATGAAAAATTTTCTTCCATTACAAATGAAAGATCTTCTTCAGTTAAATGTGGTTTAGTATTTTTGTAATATTCTTTTAATAAAGTATTTTCATCTACATTAGTATAATCCGCATTAAGTCTTGCGTAATCATCTATTGAACCACCAGTCTCTTTCATGAAATCAACTAATTTTTCAATATTTTCTGGTAGCTGTGCAACTGTTTGCTCAGGTTGTATTATAGGTTTTTCTTCTATAACCTCGTCTGTTACTTCTTTTAATGTTGGTTCTTCTTCTGGTTTTTCAACTTCACCAATTTGAATGGGCTCTGGTACTTGTTCGTCCACTTTAGCCAAATCTCCGGCTTGTTTGCTTTCAACCACTTTTCCTGTTTCTTCGACTGGAATGGCATCTTCTGTTGTTTTTTTAGTTAAATCTACTTTTATAGGTTCGTCTATAAATGATTTCTTTTTTAGTTTAGCTGACTTAACTTTAAAGTCACCTTCTTGTTTTACTTTTTCTTCTGACATGATATAATATTATATAATTAATAATTGAATTAGTTAGGGGTAAAAGCCTCTATACTTAATCCTTCGAGCGCTTGATCTCCAGTTTCAAAATTAACTGGCACGCTATTGTTTTTACGTTGAGCAATCATTTCACTTTGTTGTGTAGCTTGTACTTTAGCTCTTCTATCTTTACGATCTTCTATGTATTGTTCTTTTTGTTTTACTGCACCTAATTGAACTTCTGCTAATTGTAAATCATAACCAAACTGAATTTCCATTTCTTGTTGTTTGATTTGAGATGCCATTTGCATTCTTTGTATTTCCATTTGTGATTTAGCTTGAGCTTCTTGTACTTCGCTTTCTGTTAAAGCTTGGTTTTTTTGAACCTCAGCCATTGCAGCTCTTTCAGCAGCATCAGCATTAGCACTAGCTTGAACTTCAATCATTTGTTGTTTTTGAGCTTGCTCTCTCGCTATTTTCTTTTTACGCTTTTGTTTAAGTAAATCATTAGCTAGCTTTAAGTTTTTAATTTGACGTATATCAATAGCATCTTCTAAATCAATACCGCCTTTAGATAAAGCAACTTGTATGTTTTGCTCTAGTTGAGCTTGCTCTTCTTCTTCTGGTTCTAGTTCTAAATAAATACCAAAATCATGAAGATTTATTTTTTGTATTTCATTTAACGTAGCTGTATTATAAATTGAAACGCTGTTTTTTAATGAATTTAAAGTTAATGGAAAGTTTATTGAGTCCGCAACTTTAAGCGATACGTTTTCACAAGTTTTAAGAGTGATCCAAAGACTTGAGTTAAGTATATGTTTTGTAGCTATATTAGATTGGTTGGCAGCCATTTTTTGTAATCCTACTAAAGCATCTTTATCTGGCATGCTACCATCTCTAGCTTCATTAAGTCCAGTTACATCACGTATCATTTGTAAATAGTATTGATACGTTTGTATTAAGCTTTGTATTTTAGCTTGGCCACTAGAACTTGTTAATTCTTGTATTGGAACTTTGCCTCTATTCATTTCACCTTCTTGAGTAAGTGATCTACCTACTATCGAACCAGTTTGAAAATACATGTTAAGTGCTTCAGCTGCATTGTAATTTGTTCCATTACCTAAATCAACCTCTGCTAAGCCGTCCATATCTAAGAACACACCATCTGGTACTATTCTAGACATAACTTGTTGTAACTTTAAATGAGTTAATTGTATCATATCAGCAAAACCTGTTATTTTACTAACTAGCGAATCTATACGTCCTTGATATATTCTAGGAGCTGCTATAGTATAACTCATTTCAACTTTAGTAGTATCTGCAAATGGGCGAGTCATGTTTTCAGCTAACTCCCATTGTAATATTTGATTATCTAAACCTAGTACTTTAGCACCATTATATAATACCTCTATAGTTCTTGATACTTTAGAAAAAGAATCACTTGGCGGTGGATTAAAGCTATCAGTTTTTTGAATAGTTTTTTCTAAACCATACTCAGTTTCTTTTATTTTAAATACTTGGTTGTTATAAGTTTTGTATTCAAAAAATAAAACTTGCACCGTGTTTGGATCCCACGTATTCCAACCTGAAATTTGATCTCTATTGCCAGGCATATCTTGTATGCGTTTTAATTCTTTAGAAGATAAATTAGGAAATTGTCTTTTAATTTCAGGAATAGTCATTGATTTAACTTCTCCTACGTAATATATATCTTCAAAGTTTGGATCTTCTGTATAAGAATATATAAGCTTAGCAGGATCAACGTAATCTATAGTAACTCCATTAGCTTTATTCCAATGAGTTCTTGAAGCGCCTATACCTAGAACAGTTAAATCATAATTAACTCTACGGTTAATTAAATCATATCTGTTTTTTGCTAATATATTATTAATAACTTCTTCTTCAGCTATTTCTATTGACTGCTTATAACTTAATTGCATATGAAGATCAAGCTCTTCTTCGGTTTCAGGTAAAGCTTCTGGATCTGGTTGACTAAAAAGATTCACACCTACAGTATCTTTTATGCTACTTAAATATTGTTTAGCATACATGTCTTCTAATATAGCGTTAGCGTAATTAGTTCTTTTTTTCATAGACTCAGGGTCTTGAGCGTATGCTTTTATTTCGTAAGTTTTATTAGATAAACCATTTACAACTATATCTACAAATTTAGACACAACAGGAACTGGCTTCCAATCTAAATTTAAATAAGACAAATCACCATTAATTGCTAATTCATCTTTATATTTTTGAACTGATTGTTCTCCTCTAGCATATAATCTTAAACCGTGAAATCTATTAAATGAAGTAGAAAATCTGTTACCTTGCCCACCTTGTCTAAACCACTCGCCTTGTATGGCTAAAGCAACTTGTTTTCCGTATTCCCAAGAACTTTTTTCTTCGTCACTAACTACTTGACTAGGGAAGGCACTATTTGGATTTGTATATACTTTCATTTACTTAATTATTTTTGAAATATCACCTTTGTTATTATATCTTTTAATTCCAAGATCAATAGGTTTTCTTATTAATTTATTAACTGGTGCATATCTATTTTTATTACAAGCCATTATTGCTAGGCCTGAACTAATCGTAGCATCATGTTTAGTTCTACTATTTATATCAAACACAGCCCAATCTTCTAATGTTCTTTGAAAATACATATCTCCATACATATCTCCTAAAAAACCAACTCTTGTTTCTATGTAAGACTCAATAGCCGCAGCGTGTGCTTGTTTTATATCTTCACTAGAGTTAGGTATTCCACCAATCTCTCTTTCTGTTACAGATAATTTCATATATGTTTTATCTGGTCTATTCATTGAGTAACCTCTATAACCTCTACGTTTAAAATGATAAAGTAATCTAGGTTTATTATTTTCTGCAAGTATTGGCATGCCATAAAAAATACAAGCCATTAAAACATCTTCAAAAAATATTTCTGCAGTTTGTGGTCTAGCTATGTATTCTAAAAAGAAATGATCAGCAGGAGCTTCTTCCATGCTAAACTTAGTTAAACCATGTAAAGATCCATTAGAACCTTTGCCATCTACTGTTCCTGATATATCATAACTATCACAACCAAAAGCACCCATATGTTCATTGCCTGGATATTTTATACCATTTTTATTTATAACTCTATTTTGTAAATTTAATGGTGGAACCCAAGATATTATAAATCTACCATCTTTGTTAGGTGCAAATATAACTTTTGTATCTTTTATTCCGTTTTCCCATTGAAAACTACCTTGAGTTACTACTCTTTGTTGTTTTAAATCTTCATTGTAATCTATTTGTTCGTATATTTTACTTAGATTAAATAAAGACATTTTAGACTCGTCTCTAAACGCATGCTTAGTTGTGCGAGGAAACTGTCTATAAAATTCGTTTAAACCATCAGAATCTTCTTTAAGACCCTCTACCTCATTGTCCCAGTATTCAATAACCCCAATTTTGATTGGCGTTCCATGAGGTCCATACACTTTTTTTGATGGCGTGTTGAAGACAGGATAGCCATAAGAATCAATGTATCCCTCGTAATTCCATTCCATAGGTATGAACAAAGAATAGAGTCCTGAACGTGTTTGTCCATTTGCGTTTCTTTTTGTAACATCTGAGTCATCATATAATTTTTTAAAGTTTCTACCACCTTTATCTAAAGCGTTTGATGTTGATCCCATCATACACTTACCTATAATCCTAGAACCTAGTCTAAGGGTAGTTTTTGTAACTCGCCAATTGTTTTGTATATCATTAGGCCTTTCCCATTTACCACTTTCATCATGCACTAGTAGTCTTAGTTTTTCACCATCATAAGCATTGTCACCTGTGTTTTTCCAATCAATAGTTGTATCAAGTCCTGTTATGTCTTCTTGTTTATCTGTAGAAACTATAGATCTTCTTGTAAACTTAGAAGCTGGCACACGATATGCTAGCTCTGTTTTAGGTCGATCCATACCGTCTTGTATTGGTTTAAAACAGAA